ACGACTTTGCCTTCGAGGCCGCAGGCGGTCACCATGCGCTCGATCTCGGCGCGCGTGCCCGGCGCGGCGCGGTCGTTGCCCACCATGACGAGGAAAACGTCGTTGCGCCCGACATCCTTTAAGGCTTCCAGTAGCTGTTTGTGGCCGTAGCCGGGCGCGAGCGGCGTGCCCATGACGACCACCGTCGCCTGTTCCGGCATGCGCCAGAGCTGGCTTAGCGTTTGCAGCCTTTCGGGCGTGACGCGCTGGGCGTCGTACCAATGGAGATCGACGCCCGGCGGAATGCGGTAAAGAAGGTCGCTGTTCAATTGAAGCTCGTCGCGCAGGAAACGGGCCATGTAATCCGACGGAACGCGAAAACGCGCCTGATGCGAGGCCGCCGCCTGGAGAAGTTTTTTCCGCGCCTTGGTGACGGGGGCGGGATCGGTGACGTCCACCAGCAGCGGAATGCGCCGGAGCGCGCTTATGCCGTTGGCGGCCGCGAGCGTTTCAAAGCCGTGCGCGTGGATCATGGCGGGGCGTTCGCGCTGGACCAGCGCTTCGAGGTGCACGCGCGAGCGCCAGCGCGCGAAGACGTGGCGCTTGTTCAGCGGCATGCGCGTGTGGCGCACCGCCGCGCGTTCGGCTTCGAGGACCAGCGGGCCGCCCGCCGAGGCCACGAGGGGCCGCCACCCGGCGCGGTGGGTTTGGATGGCCAGATCCACGAGTTCGCGGGCGTCCGCGCCGATTTCAAGGTCGGGCGCGATGTGCAGAACCGTTGTGCGCGAAGCCGTGGCGCCCGGCCTTGGGGCGTTGTGCGCGGGGTTTTTCCTGTTAGATTGTGGCGGCGGTGATGGCGGCATACAAACCTTAAGAGGTTCAAGAAATTATGGACAGTGAAACAAGGTTTCTCACTCTACCGGATCGGCGGCTTGCCTATCAACAACGGCGTTTTAGCGGCGGCGGGGGAGCCGATTTTGCGCCGGGCGTGCTTTTTTTGGGCGGTTTTGCCTCCGATATGGCCGGGACCAAGGCCGCGTTTCTGGACGGGCGCTGCGCGGCGGCGAATCGGGACTTTTTGCGCTTCGATTACAGGGGGCACGGGCAATCCAGCGGGCGGTTCGAGGACGGGACCATTGGCGGCTGGTTCGACGACGCGCTTATGATTTTGGACCGCCTTACCGAGGGGCCGCAGCTTTTTGTCGGGTCGTCCATGGGCGGGTGGATTGCGCTTTTGCTGGCGCGCGCGCGGCCGGAGCGCGTGGCCGGTTTTGTGGGCGTTGCCGCCGCGCCCGATTTTACGGAAGAGATTATTGTGCCGACCTTGACGGCGGCCAAGCGCGAGCAGCTTGAGCGCGAGGGCGCGGTTTACGACGAAGACGCGCCGCCGGACCGGCGCGCGCCGGTGACCAAAAAGCTGATCGACGAGGCGCGCGGGCGGCTTGTTTTGACGGCGCCCTTGGCGCTTGGGGGGGCTGTGCACCTGTTGCAGGGGATGGACGACAGGGATGTGCCCTGGCGGCACGCGCTGCGCCTTGCGGAACGGTTAACGGCGCCTTCGGTGCGCATTACCCTTGTTAAGGACGGCGACCACAGCCTTAGCCGTCCCGCGGATTTGGAGCTTTTGTGGCGGGTTATTGAGGGCTTTTTTTGAGGGCGAGCGCATGATGCGTTAAGGTTTGGTACCCCTCCCCGAAATTTCCCGGATTAAGGCCGGGAAATTTCGACCCTCCCGCAAGGGGAGGGTTATTCAACCTAAACGGTTCTTGCCCTTGGGGCTTTTTTTGAGGCCGAAAGCCTGTTATCAGTCTTTGCCGGAGAAAGAGGAATATACGCCTTTCGGGCGTTTTTGAAGGGATCATTCAGCTCTTTTTCTGATAACTGATCCCTGTTATCAGTCTTTGCCGGAGAAAGAGGAATATACGCCTTTCGGGCGTTTTTGAAGGGATCATTCAGCTCTTTTTCTGATAACTGATCCCTGTTATCTGTCTTCTGATACGGAGGGGTGGCCGAGTGGTTGAAGGCGATCGCCTGGAAAGCGGTTATGCGGATAAAACTGCATCGTGAGTTCGAATCTCATCCCCTCCGCCATTTGAACCAAAAAAACTTTTAATCAGCGTTTGCGGTGGTGGCGGATTTCCCCAAGGAAATGCCACTGTTTCCGCTTCAAATCCCGTACATGAGAACGTTTTGATGCGCCGTATTTTCGCTCCATTTTCCTATATATCTGCCCTGTCCCTATGTTCATCCCGTACATAACGCGGTCATGTACGGGATGCCATCGTTTTGATTTTGATGCATTTTCGATTTTTGAAGTTTTTATGACGATTGCCTAGCGGTTTCAAACAACGGAGAGCAAAGAAACACCTCAGCGCGGCAGCAAGTGACATTGTGAAGTGCTGGGGTCATCGTTTAGTTTGCAGGCATGGAGGAAACAACAGACGAGAACGATCCGCTCACTGAAATCGGCACAATCTTGGCATTCGGCCTGATAAGGTTAAACCAGCGAAAAAAGTCCAGAAACAAGGCCGGTTCAGAGCCTAATAAGCTGGACTTCAGGGAGCATGTACGCATTCATGGCGACGAGGAAAAGAGCCATGAATAACACGACGTTAGCGCAAATTACGGCCCTCCCGAACATGCCGATGGCGGGCCTTAAAAAAAAGTGGCGCGAGCTATTTCACTCGGATCCGCCTCCCGCGTTTAATCGCGCCTACATCGTCGGCAAGCTGACATATCGGCTGCAAGAACTGGCATGGGATGGCGATGGGGCTTTGCTGGATAAGCGGCTGGAGGCGACAGCGCGCGCGAAACTCGGTTCTTCCGGCCGGGGTGAGCGGCGAAGGCATATTCAGCGCCCACTGGCCGGGACGAAGCTTGTTCGCGTGTATCACGGGATTGAATATCACGTCACGGTGATGCCGGACGGCTTTGCTTATCAGGGGCGGAGGTACGGCAGTCTTTCTCACGTCGCCCAGATCATCACGGGTTCGCCTTGTTCAGGCCCAGCCTTTTTCGGTCTCGTTGAACGAAAAGCGAGGAAGGCATGAGCGAGGCGATCAAACAACGCGTGCGGTGTGCGATTTACACACGCAAATCATCCGAGGAAGGACTGGAGCAAGAGTACAACAGCCTCGATGCCCAGCGCGATGCGGCGGAGGCCTACATTGCCTCTCAGCGCCATGAAGGCTGGACGTTGATCGCGGATACCTACGACGATGGCGGGTTTTCGGGCGGGAATATGGAACGTCCGGGCCTCAAGCGTCTTCTCAAGGACATCGAAAACGACAAGATCGACATCGTGGTCGTCTATAAGATCGACCGGCTCACCCGGTCGCTTTTGGATTTTGCGCAGTTGATCGGCACTTTCGACCAGCACAATGTCAGTTTCGTTTCCGTCACGCAGCAGTTCAACACCACCACCTCGATGGGGCGCTTGATCCTGAATATTCTACTGTCGTTCGCGCAGTTCGAACGCGAACTGACCGGCGAACGTATTCGGGATAAGTTTCTGGCGAGCAAAAAGAAAGGTATGTGGATGGGCGGCTGCCCTCCGCTTGGCTATGATGTTGTCGACAGAAAACTTGTTATCAACGAAAAAGAAGCGGTGCTGGTAAAACGAATTTTTAAACGTTTCATCACGGTTCGATCCATAACGCTAATTGTGCGCGAACTCAGGCTCAAAGGTATTTGCAATAAAACGTACATTACAAAAGAAGGCAAACAGCGCTACGGCACGCCTTTCTGCAAAAACCAGATTTACCGAATGCTTCATAATCGCCTGTACATTGGCGAAATGCCGCATAAAGGCAATTCCTATCCGGGTCAGCATGAGGCCATTGTCGATAAGTCACTATGGGATGAAGCACAAGAAGTCATAAAAGAAAACCCGCGCGTCCGCGCTCGCAAGGCAGCGTCTAAGACTCCGGCCTTGCTTCAGGGGCTAGCGTATTGCGGCTGCGGTTCGCTCATGACGCCAACCTACACGCGCAAAGATGGCCGATTGTATCGCTACTACAAACCGAGCCATCTGTTGCGAGGCGTTGACGATGCCTGTCCGGTTGGCTGCATATCTGCAAGTGAGTTGGAAGGCGTCGTTGTCGGTCAATTGTTGCAAGTGTTGTCCTGCCCGGACGTTATTCTGAAAACATGGGCGGCTGCAAAGGACATGGGCAGCAATTTGACGGAACATGATGTGCGCCGGTCTTTGAAGGACATCGCGCCCGTCTGGAATCAACTGTTCCCGGTGGAGCAAATGCGGCTGATTAATCTGCTAGTCGAGAAAATCCTCGTTGATGCGAATGGCGTCTCCATTAAATTCCGTTCGATTGGTATTGAAAAATTGGTGCGCGACTTTGCTTCCTGTCAGGAGCGACTGGAGGCCGCATGAACGAGACCATGATGGTTCATGTGCCGGTTTCGCTTTTGAAGCGGCATGGCCGCAAACAAATGATTATTCCCGATGGCATCCCCTTGCCAGAGGAAACGGAGCGAAAAGACGATTGCCTCATCTTGGCTCTGGCGCGTGCGTGGAAATGGAACCGGATGCTTGAAGCTGGCAAAGCTCCAACGGCGGAGGCTTTGGCGCGTCATCTCAATATGAGTTCGTCCTATCTCATTCGTGTGTTGCGAATGAATTTTCTCGCGCCTGATATTCGTGAAGCTATCCTCGATGGTCGCCAACCCAAAGGCATGCGCGTCATCGATCTGCTCAAGCCGTTCCCTCTTATCTGGGAGGAACAGCGAGCATGCTTCGGGTTTAACGCTCCGTTTTGAAAAATAAATTTTCTAGAATGGAATATCGTCTTCCTCTTTTTTCTTTTGCCTTTCGTGTTCCGAGAGCAGAAAGGCTACGTAGCTTGAGATCAGGTTAAAATACAAAAAGGCCTCATCCGAAGTCGTAGCCACACCATCCTTCAGATCTCTTCCGTGACGAATTCCGCCACCAGTGGGGGAAGAAAGATATCCATGTAGTTTGGTTACCCATTCCAGAACTTGATCCAGCGTGGTTCCCTGCCAACTGCGACGAAGATCACCGATAATTTTGTTGAAGTATTTTCCTTGAATGGAAGTCCCGTTGCCGTTGGATTCTCCTCTGAACGCCGTAACCACAGTTTCTAAAAGCCACAAGATTTCTTGTATGGCGGGCCTATAACGGCCTTCAGATAATAATCGACGGGAATCCGATAACGATTCTTGAATTAAATTCTGTGCTTCTTCATCAAAAGATTGGGTTGCTTGTGCAGGAGCAGGCACGACATACTTCGCATTGTTCACAATGAGGTTGGGCGGACTGATTTGATAATCTGTATGTTCTCCCAAAATGCGGTTTATTACGGTTAGGTCTGGAATGGGCTGGTCTTTGTCATCACTCTTCAGTTCTTCACATGCTTCATAGAACGCCTCGATGAATAATGGGGCATTGGTTGAAGCTTGGGTCATATAGCTATGAAGGTCTGTTTCAGCCCAACTTACGGATGAACTCCAAGAAGAAACACACCCGGCGGCTGAGGCAAAATGTCCTTTGAAGCATTCAATAACGCGCTGCTCGTTTCTCGCAATTTGAGCGATTATTTTGGATAGTTCTCGAAAAACAGTATCTGGAATTTCTCCGGGCGAAGAAAACCGCCAAGCAGATTCGAATTTGAGCACGGCCAAACCTCATAAGCTCTATACAACCAAGCGCCAGTCACTGTCGCGTTACATGGCTCTGATCAATTTAGTTACAACACCGATAATCTGAAACTCTTTTTTAGATTTGACCTTGGTGGGGCCAATTCGAGGATTGACGGGCTGAAAAACAAGTTCATTTTTCAATTTTTTAAGCCTTCCTACGGTTGTTCTGTTGTTTGCTGTCGCCACAACCAATTGGCCAGTCTGCGGCTTGGTGCGCCGATCGACGATCAAAATATCATGCGCATGTGTGTCGTTGTTGTTCTTCAGCGTTTTTTTGGTGCAAAGCAAAATCGTGCTCTCATGGCGATCCACGATGAGCGGAAAAATATCTGATTGCTGCATTGCGGAATTTTCTGGTCGCTTCGATTTCTCAAGCGATAACGGGCTGGTATATGGTAAACGCAATCGTTGCGTCGCCAGCGTTTTCTTGACTAAGGGAACAAGGCTGACTGGGACGCGCATCAGCTCTGTCGGTTCATTCCACGGGCCAGTTCCCCTCGGACGTCCGGCTCCCTTTCGAAATCCACCCCTCGGCATAATAAGTCCCCTAGAAAATAATTGATTTTTTCATCATATACGATTATTGTACACAAATCAAAACATTGTGCGCAGCATTGTCGACACAAGCTATTTTTTGTGCCCCGGACGGGTTTTATGTTTTGGCCAGATAAAGACCACTATTCGTTTGAAGAGATTGCAAGGCGTTGGAAAATCTCCCTGCAGGATCTCATGTATATTGCCGAGCGAGGAATGGTCGAAGTTCATACGTGGCTCAGCGACGTAATGATTACAGAATACAAGCTGAAAAAGACAGAGGATGGCGACATCATTCCCGTTGCTATCGATGTCGTATGTTTGACAGGATACTTCATCGCCGACCCTAATGAATTGCGCAGGGTTTTTCGTGCGCAACAGTCGGTCAAACTTAAAAGGTTTCTTTCTCTTGATCGGCAAAGGCACTACGCATTCCAGTTTGATCGTGATGGCTTTCTTGTCAACGTCGGCGCGCTTGAGATCGGTAAAACAGAACGCGACAGGATTGAAGTAGAGCACAATTATAAAATCAACAACGGGCCTATCACAAAAACGCATATTCGCCCAACCTCAGTCGGACGTCCAAGCGTCATGAAACGCATCACAAAGCGATTTAATGAACGCGCCGCGATGGGTGCCGTCGAACCGACTTTGCAGGCCGAGGCGCGTGTGTTGCGTGCTTGGGCCGAAAATGAATGGCGCGATATTCCCGCCCCAGCCTTGAAGACCATAGCTAACAATCTGCGGCCACGTTTTCAGACCCTCAGAACATCGACGCGGCACGCTTAATAAGTTGCCCGAAACCCTGCCCAAAATGTTGTCCGAAACTCGCGTGCAACATTTTATCCCATCAATATCAAATGCCTAAAATCCGGTAATTTCGGGCATAGTTTCGGGTAATTCGATGTGCCGCGACACCCTTTACTGCCGTTCAATCCCTCAAGTGCTCAGTTTTAGGCCACAAATGCCGTTTTTCAGACTAGTCGTGCGTTTTGTCGTGCCTGAAATTATGCCCGAAATCTCCGCGCATTTTGGGCAGTGGTTTTCCTCTAACAGATTCAAATGCCTGAAAAAATAATTTCGGGCACATTTCAGGCTCTTTTTCGGGCATTGAAAGAGTGAACATTTGTGGGCCTCAGCAAACCAGAGCGCGGAGGCACAAATGGAAGAGCGTCATATCAACGCCTATCAACTTGGAAAGCGTTGGGGAATAAGTCCGAAAACGCTGGATCGTTGGCGCTGGCAAGGCCTCGGCCCCCATTTCCTAAAAATCGGAAGCAAAGTCGTTTATCGACTCTCGGATATTGAGGCCTACGAAGCCCAAAACGTCCGAACGATCACGGATAAGGATAAAGGCATGCCCTTGGACGGTAACACGGTTCAAGCCGCGTGAGGGTTCGCTATGTCTGCTCTTGCTCCAGCCATCGCTCCCAGCTCTTGCCAACTTGAAACTTCTTTCTTGCTTCAAGAGGGCGACGCATGAACACAGCGAATCCTTGGAGCAAGTTTTTCTGGAACGATTGGGAGAACGATCCGGCCCTTCGCCTGTGCTCTTTTGCGGCACAGGGCCTCTGGATGCGGCTTCTCTGCGTTGCGGCAAAATCCAACCCGACCGGCTTCGTAGCCGTGGCAGGACGACCTTGTTCCTCGACGGACATCGCGCGCTTAAGCGGTGTTTCCGAACAGGAGGTTGAATCGCACCTCGGCGAGCTTTCTCGGAACGGTGTTTTTTCCCGTGACGCTCAGGGTCGCATTTATTGCCGACGCATGGTGCGCGACAACCGGAAACGTCAAAAACTGCGCCAGAACGGCGCGAAAGGAGGTCAAGCCAGCTTCTTAAACGGCAAAGGTATTTTTGCGCCGACCGAGCAAAACACCGAGCAGATAACCGAGCAAGGCTCCGAGCCCCAGAAGCCAGAGTCCAGAGTCCATAAGCCAGAATCTAAACCCCCTGTAGGCCCCCCACCAGCCAAGCCGAAGGCTGAAGTCGCCGCCCTTGCATCCGAATGGTCGCTTTCAGAAAGTTGGCGTGAGATCGCCAAAACGCGCGGATGGTCGGACTCTGCCATCGACCAGCAGGCCGTGCGTTTCAAACAATATTTTGGTTTTGGCAAAGGCAGCGGCATCCGACGCAGCGATAAAGGCTGGCGTCAGGCATGGCTAAACTGGCTCGACCGCGAGCTTCGATTTCATCCCGATGCGGCGACGGTCGCACAAGAGGAAACATCGGCAAAGCAAGCGGACTATCCGCCCCTGCCGGAAGAGCTGCTTTCGAAGCTCAAAGACCATTATGTCTTCAACGCGACCGTCATTCATCGGTGGCTGGCTCCCTGCGCGTTCGATCTCGATCAAGGGATCATCTTCGCGCCTACGGGCTTTCACGCCAGCTATCTCGAAAATCATTACAGCGATGCGCTTTTCCGTGCGCTGGGCCGGACTTTCAAAATTGTTGTCAAGCCAAGGGAGGATGCCGATGGCCGCTAAATGCTGGACGGAATCCCTCGTTGAGAGATTTGAAGAGACGGCACGAACGCCGGAGAGACCGCCAACCAAATTATGCCCGTGCACGGGAGAAATCACGTGCCCATCGCCTCCTGCAAGGGCACCACCACGGGGTCTTTCAAACCCGCTTCGTTTTCCAGATTTTTTGTTCAGAGGTTTTGTCATGTCATCAAACGTCGCTTTGCCGGAAAAGTTTCCGGTCACAGGTTCACCGTTACGCAAATATTCGATTTTGGCGCTCACGCTTGGTATGCGCGTCAACTGGGCGCTTCACCATCGCAACGGAATTGTCAAACAGGGAACGACTTTCTTCCGTTCCTCGTCTTTCGAAGGCATTGGAATGGGTTTTCTTCGTTTCCGGTATTTTCTCGATGATCTTCACAAAAATGCCGACAATCTTGACGCCGTCGTTTTTGCGGATGTGCGCGATCATTCTACTACACATGCGGCCATGATCTTCGGCGGCTATTTTGCGCACCTGACTGCATGGTGCGAATGGCGGTATGTGCCGTACATCAGCGCCTCTTTGGCGACAGCCAAGCAACTCGCAACCGGCCGGGACAATCCGAGCATTCAGAGTCTTGTCGAAGCGCTTCGACGTCGAGGCTACACGGCGGCCGACAGAGAAAGCGCCGAGGCTCTCGCGCTGCTCGACTGGGCGCTGCGCTACGAAACGCCGAGCCGCACATGAATTTATTTGCCCCCGACAACATGGGCGAGCGCCCGTCGCTGGAAAAAATAAAGCGCAATGGATGGCGTCAACTCGGCATCCTCGTTGTGCCGATTTCAGACAGCCGTCTGACGTGGGGTGAAAAAGAACTGCTGCGCCAGATTGGCGAAAAACTTTACGGCACATCAAATGACGAAAGTGACAAATGGAATGACTGAACATTGGACAGCATCACGTGTAGCCGACCAACTCGAGGAAGCGGTAGATACTCTCAAAAAACTGCCGCCGGTCGTGGTGCAAGGGTATTTCAATTTATGGCCGCAGATCCGTTACGAGGCACTCGAAATTCTGCAACAAGAGCCGCAGCTGCTTCGTCTTGCAGCTTCAACGGCAGCCATCACGCGCATGGAACAGACGCTTGATTGGATGAAGTGGCTTGAAATCGAGGAGCGCAGGTTGATCTGGAAGCGCGCGGCTAAACGGCGCTGGAAAGAGATTTGTTGGGAATTTGGCTGTGACCGCTCAACGGCATGGCGCAAATGGGTGCTTGCCCTCACGAAGATAAGTTCTCACCTAAACAACGGAAAGGAGTAACAAAATATGTTGCAACATTTATTCGTGCGACAAATGCAACATTTTTTACGAGTATGTTCACTAAGATTGCGCGATTCGCGTCTCTTCCTTCACATCCTCGCCGCAAAGATTAACGCCTGTTTGTTCGGCAAACAGGAGCGTTCGCCTGTGGTCAGGTCAACAACGGAGCAAAAAATGAATGATCAGACATCCACGGACAATGCCAACGCTGCTGCACAAGACGCCGTCACAACAAACACGGCAACGGCAGATGCAAGCGCCTCAACGCAGACGGCAACCGATGGTGCGGCGGCAACAGAAGCGTCAGAGACGATGCAAATGCTTGAAAAGATCTACGGCGAGTACAACGCAGCCCTAAACGACTTTGAGACCAAGTACAACCAGCTCAGTGATGCCAAGACGGCTGCTGTTGCATCGGCCCGCGCGCTCGTTGGATTGAAAGAAGAACTCGATCTTGTCGAAGCCGACATCATCAAAAGCTTCGAAAAGGTTCAAAGCTTCTTGGCAAGTGCCTAAGCCTTTGAACTTTTGGGTCCTTCCCGGCCCAAAACGTATGCGGGCGCGCGAGGCGCGGCAGTTTTCTAGCGACAGAGCGCATAAACGGGTTACATCCGGTTACAGGTTACATGAAGGTTACAAACAGCGACCGCATGGCCAAACGTATAGAGTTTTGGCCATTGGACAAGCTCGTCCCCTATGCGAACAACCCGCGCACGCATACAGCGGAACAGGTCAGTCAGATTGCAGCAAGTATAGTTGAGTTTGGATTTCTCAACCCCATTCTCGTTGACACTAACGCTGGTATCATCGCCGGACACGGGCGATTGCAAGCCGCCAAGCAATTGGCGTTGGAACAAGTCCCTGTGGTTGTTCTCGATCATCTTAAGGAGACGCAAAAACGCGCCTACATCATCGCGGACAACAAACTGGCGTTAAGCGCCGGATGGGACGATGCTGCGCTTGCGGCTGAAATGCACGCCCTAAACGGCGATCAGTTTAATCTCGAACTGACGGGTTTTGACGAAGCGGAAATTGATCGTTTGCTGGCTCCATTGAACGACAACGAGCCAAGCGGAAACCAACGGAGCGATGAAGAAGCCGTTCCCGATGAGCCAAAGCGTCTTGTCGCGCGGCTCGGAGATGTTTGGCAAATAGGTAGGCATCGTTTGCTGTGCGGCGACAGCACCGATGCTTCCACCGTTGCCAAACTGATGAATGGTGAACGAGCCAATCTGCTTTTTACCAGCCCACCTTACGGCAATCAGCGCGATTATACGACCGGGGGCATTGCTGACTGGAATGCTTTGATGCAGGGCGTTTTCGCCAATCTGCCGGTGCAGGACGATGGGCAGGTGCTGGTCAATCTTGGCCTCATTCATAAAGACGGTGAATGGCAACCTTACTGGTATGATTGGCTCGATTGGATGCGTCTGAAAGGCTGGCGGCGCTTCGGTTGGTACGTATGGGATCAGGGGCCGGGTTTGCCGGGCGACTGGAACGGTCGCCTTGCGCCGAGTTTTGAGTTCGTTTTTCACTTCAACAAAGCACCTCGCAAGCCGAACAAAACCGTTCCATGCAAATGGGCCGGTCACATCATGCACGAAGACGAAGGCGGTTTGCGCGAAAAAGACGGGAAAGTCGGTAAGTGGACACATGCCGAGCAACCGGTTCAAGACACACGCATTCCCGATAGCGTCATCCGAATAACGCGCCATAAAGCGCGCGGTGTCGAAACGGCGCATCCCGCCGTGTTCCCTATTAAGTTGGTCAGTTTCGTGTTGGAAGCCTACAGCAACGTCGGTGACATTTGTTACGAGCCATTCTGCGGATCCGGCACTTCGATTATCGCAGCCGAACAATCGGGACGCTCCATGCGTGCGGTCGAAATCGCGCCGGAATATTGTGACGTGACTTTGGAACGCTGCCGCGAATGGTTTCCCAAAATGTCCGTCACACTCGATGGCTGTGATTATGAAAAGGTTGCGGAAAAAAGGCTGGCAGTATGACGGCGCTCATCGTTGAACAATGGCCCATCGAACGGCTTATTCCCTATGCCCGCAACCCACGCAAAAACGATGAGGTCGTGGATAAAATGGCAGCCGCCATTCAGGAGTTTGGCTTTCGCATTCCTGTTGTCGCACGGTCGGATGGCGCGGTGGTTGATGGACATCTACGCCTGAAAGCAGCACAGCGTCTTGGCCTGAAGGAAGTACCGGTAGCACTTGCTGACGATCTCAGTGAGGCGCAGATCAAAGCGTTTCGTTTATTAGCGAACCGTTCCGCCTCGTGGGCCGAGTGGGATGACGAATTGCTTCAGCTGGAATTGGAGGATTTACAGGAACTTGGTTTCGACCTGTCAATGACTGGTTTCAGCGATGAAGAACTGGCCGATTTGATTGATGGCGAAGAATCTGAAGCCGGTTTAACCGATGAAAACGCTGTCCCGGAAACACCCGTCGAACCTGTTTCAAAACTCGGCGATCTTTATATTCTCGATAATCATCGGCTTTTGTGCGGCGACAGCACAGCTATGGAGAACGTCGAGCGCGTGCTCGATGGAACGCTGGCCGACATGGTGTTCACGGATCCGCCTTACAATGTAGATTACGGAAATGCTGCCAAAGATAAAATGCGCGGCAACAACCGCCAGATCATGAACGATAATCTTGGCGATGGGTTTGAAAAGTTTTTGCATGATGCTTGCGCAAACATGATCGCCGTCTGCAAGGGCGCGATTTACGTCTGCATGTCATCAAGCGAATTACACACGCTGCAAAATGCCTTCACTGCAGCTGGAGGCAAGTGGTCGACGTTCGTTATCTGGGCCAAAAACACTTTCACGCTGGGCCGGTCGGATTATCAGCGCCAGTATGAACCGATCCTTTACGGCTGGAAGCAAGGCACGGATCATTACTGGTGCGGTGCACGCGATCAAGGTGACGTGTGGTTCGTCAACAAGCCCGTGAAAAACGAACTGCATCCGACGATGAAGCCAGTTGAACTAGTTGAGCGCGCTATCCGTAACAGCAGCAAAAGCCGCGACATTGTTCTCGACTGCTTCGGAGGCTCCGGCACGACCATGATTGCTTGTGAAAAGTCGGGTCGCCAGTGCCGGATGATTGAGCTTGATCCCAAATACTGCGACGTGATCGTCAAGCGATGGGAGGAGTTTACGGGTAAAAAGGCGGATTTGATCACTTTACACGATCAATGATGCTAGCCTTGCTGCCGAGCTTCCTTAGCAACGCCTCAAACGCGCTGCTTCTATGACCACCGATATGCCACTCGCTGATCGTTTCGATTTGGGGAAAATCCGGCGAGTAACTTTGGCTGTTTTTGTAGTTGTAGATCGTAGCAACTTCTTTGTGCGGAAGCATAACAAGCCATGTCGCTTCGGTTTTAAATCCATCGCCTTCGGATGGCTTGCCGAATAGACTGACGAGGTCGTCGTAAGTTGCCTTTATTGAGCCAATATAATGAGTTCCATCAGCCGGGTGTTTTCTTGGTTTTTGCTGGCGTTGGATGCGACCGGCATCAAAGGCTGCTTGCAAAGCCGATTTGATGCCCCACACACTGCAATCGTGAAAATCAAGTTCATCGCTGTTGCGCGACTGGAGGGTTTCGATATTAAGGTGCTCTTGAACAATTTTATCAAAGAGCGAGATCCTATTCATATTTGTCTCGGTCATGTGCTGCTCCGATGTAAGGCCATCGCGGCGTTGAAAAGCGCCTGCGCTTCGGGCAAGCGTTGTTTGAAACTCAAAACGGTTCCGATGGCAAGGTTTTGGTTGTTTTGTTCCATCGCCTCTTGAGCCTTTTTCGCAAGCGTTGCCGCTTCGGCAAGCCGTTCGGACATGGCCGCGAGATTGGCAGCGATGGCTTTCTGAATTGTGCTTTCCATTTTTTACCTCCGTAAAATTCTTTGCTTCCACATACATGGTGATTAACGCGCTGCGCGACAAGATTATCAACTGAATTAGGGATCATCTTCTTGCGAAGAACCGCGCCGGTTGATTGTTTAACAATCAACCGGTCACGAGGATCATTTTATTATTCGGGATCTGCGATCTTATAGATACGTTTACCGTCCTTAGGCTTGTCGGAAACGATTTTGTAACCACGTTTTTTTCCAAGTGCGTGCGACAACGCGCTGCGTACCGTATGGGGTTGCCAACCGGTGGCTGTGGTAATGTCGTCTACAGTTGCGCCTTCCGGGCGACTAAGCAGTTCTATAACGAGCGTGAGTTTGGTTTCTCGCTTGGGCGCGCCGTTTGTTGGCTTCATAGCCGCGACGGCGGCAAGACCAGCCTGCATGGGCGCGGATAGTTTGCTATCGTCAATGGGTTTGCCGTTACCTTGATCCTTGGTTTTGATGGCCGATTTCAGGCCGTTTTTGGGCTTAGAAACAGCGGTTTTACTGGGTTTTTTCTTTGGCATAGGCGTTCTCCTTTTATCAGGATGAACGCTTCATTCGCGGCACTTATCCAGTTGAATGTGAGCAATCAGATGGCGTTGTTCGGCTTGAACGGATCATAAAATGATGAAGCACGATGGGATTAACGATAACCGCTTATGCGCGGCATCGAGGCGTGAGCCATGTCGCGGTGCTCAAGGCAATCAAAACAGGGCGCATCGTCAAAGAACCCGATGGTACGATTGATGCGGCAAAAGCGGACGCAGCTTGGGAGCGCAACACCAATCAAGCGCAACAGCGTGGCGATCAACAGCCATCCAGCCCAATAAGTTCCGGCCCCAGTTACGCGCAAAGCCGCGCAATCAAGGAAGCGTACAACGCACGGCTTGCCAAACTTGAATACGAGGAAAAGTCCGGCGCGTTGGTGCGCAACGACAGCGTCAAGGTGACTTGGTTCAATGTGCTGCGCGTATTGCGTGATCGCCTGATGACGATGCCGGATCGTATGGCCCCGCTCTTGGCGGCCGAACCGGAGTCACGAAAGGTGCGCGATCTTCTTGAAAACGAGATGCGCCAGATTTTGGAAGACGCTGCCGATGTCGTGCAGGATTTGAACAAGCATATCGAATAATGGAAGCCCTTCAAGAATGTTTGGTGCACGCGGCTTTGGCGTTACGGCCCGATCCGCGTCTGACGGTTTCCGAATGGGCCGATACGCACAGGTTTCTGTCACAAACAGCCTCCGGCGAACCCGGGCCGTGGCGCACATCGCGCACGCCTTACCTACGCGAGATCATGGACTGCCTTTCTCCGTCCTCACCGGTGGAAAGGGTTGTGTTTATGAAGGGTGCACAAATCGGCGGCACCGAGGCGGGCAATAACTGGATCGGCTACGTCATTCACCATGCACCGGGGCCGATGTTGGCGGTGCAGCCCACCGTCGAGATGGCAAAACGCTGGTCTAAACAGCGTATTGCACCGCTTATAGAAAGCACACCGGTTCTGCGCGGCCGCGTCAAAGAGGCGCGCAGCCGTGACAGTGGAAATACTGTTCAAAGCAAGGAATTTCCGGGCGGCATTCTGGTCATGACCGGAGCCAACAGCGCCGTTGGTTTGCGGTCAATCCCAGTTCGTTATCTCTTTCTTGATGAGGTTGATGCTTACGAATTCGATGTAAACGAAGAAGGCGATCCGGTGGGCTTGGCTGTCCAGCGCACCATCACCTTTGCCAATCGCAAAATCTTTCTGGTTTCGACGCCAACCATCAAAGGGTTCAGCCGGATTGAACTTGAATATGAACAGTCAGATCGTCGCCGGTGGTGGGTGCCTTGCCCAGAATGTGGCGAGTTTCAGGTTCGGGAAGAAAAGCAGTTGCGGTGGGAAAAGGGTCGGCCCGAAACGGCGGCCTATTACTGCATTCATTGCGGCTGCGCCATGCCGGGACATCGCAAACAGTGGATGAACGAACATGGCGAATGGCGCGCGGAAGCGCCGGGTGAAGGGAAATCAGCAGGATTTCATCTGTCCGGCCTCGACAGCCCTTGGCTTTCGGATCAACAGATCGCGGAACGCAAGATCGCCGCAAAGGATGACGCGGCCATGAAGGTTTACGTCAACACCATCGAAGCTCGGACGTGGACGGAGTCCGGTGAAGCACCGGAGTGGCAGCGGCTTTACGACCGGCGCGAAGATTACCGAATTGCTCAGGTGCCCGCCGATGGATTGTTTCTCACTTCCGGTGTCGACGTACAAAAAGATCGACTGGAGGCTGAGGTCGTTGCATGGGGCCGCGACCGCGAGAGTTGGTCTATCGATTACCGCGTTTTTGCAGGCGACCCTGTCAAAGCCGATGTGTGGTTGGAACTAGACAGATTTCTCGCGGAGGCATTCACGCATGAGAGCGGCGTGCCGATGGTCATCCTTAAACTGGCCATCGACACCGGTTATTCGACACAGGAGGTTTACGATTGGGTGCGAAAACAAGCGCCTGACAGGGTTATTGCCATTAAAGGCGTTGATCGGCTGGGCGCTGCCATTGGCGCGCCGAGCCATATCGACATCATGCAAAACGGCAAACGCAAACGGCGCGGGTTGCTTGTATGGCCGGTCGGGTCTTCATTCTGTAAATCCGAGCTTTACGGGTGCTTGCGAAAAGATCGTCCTACGGATGAACAACTTGCGGCTGGCGAAAAATATCCTGCCGGATACTGCCATTTTCCGAAATACGGCGAGGAGTATTTCAAGCAACTCACCGCCGAACATCTGATAACCGTCAAAGACAAGCGAGGGTTTGCCCATCGTGAGTGGAGCAAGCAACGTGAGCGCAACGAGGCACTAGATTGCCGCGTTTACGCGCGCGCGGCCGCTTCGGCGCTGGGAATTGATCGCTTCACCGAAAATACTTGGCTAAAGCTTGAACGGGCGTTGGGGCAAAGCACCACGCCACAAACAACCGAACCGGAAAACAAACCGATGCCATCACGCCAACAGCAAACACGGCGTGTGATCAGGAGCAGTTATTTATGACCTACACGACAGCGCAACGCGATGCCTTGCGGGCGGCAATTGCGAGTGGAGTACTGCGCCTTTCGTATGATGGCAAAACAGTCGAATACCGCTCGATGGATGAACTGAAAACGGCGCTGAACGAAGTCGAACAAGCCTTGGCGCGCGATAACGGCGATACGCCGACACGCCGTATCAAGATTTACGCTGAAAAAGACCTCTAAGGATCCTCATGAACCTGTTTTCTCGTATCGGTGCGGCAATTTCCTTTGCTGCGACCGGGCGCTTGTCTGCGTCCGCGTTTGCCAGTGGCCTTGAAGGCGCGATGGCACATCGGAGGCTCATCGCATGGCGTGCGACTGAGGAAAACATCAACGGATTGTTGGCTTCCGGTGGCGATTTGTTGCGCGCACGGGCGCGGCAGACAGTTCGATCAAACCCATACGCCTCAAATGCTTGCGAGAGTTTCGTGGCGAATGCTGTGGGCGCCGGGATTAAACCCTCCAGCCTCATTGTCGATCAAGCTCTCAAGGAACAGGTTCAAAAAGTCTGGCTGGCATGGACGGATGATGCCGACGCTGATGGGCTTACGGACTTCTATGGTCTTCAAGCATTGGCCACGCGCGCCATGTTTGAGGCGGGCGAATGCTTCATTCGGTTCCGTCCTCGACGACCGGATGACGGAATTGATGTTCCCTTGCAGTTGCAGCTTCTCGAAGCGGAGATGCTGCCCCTTAGTAAGACGGAGATCGGGCCTTTCGGAAATCCGATCCGTTGCGGCATTGAATTTGATCCGATCGGGCGGCGCGTCGCTTATCATTTCTACCGGAAACATCCGGGCGATACGACCGATCAGGGGAACAAAGGCGAGATCGTCCGCGTTCCCGCATCGGAAGTGCTTCACATTTACCGTCCTGAGCGACCGGGGCAAATACGCGGCGTGCCGTGGATTTCTCCGGCGCTGGTAAAGCTCTATCTGCTCGATCAATATGACGACGCCGAGCTTGACCGTAAGAAAGTCGCGGCGTTGTTCGCTGGTTTCATCACGAAGGCCTCGCCGGAAGACAATTTGCTTGGTGAAAATTCGCCCGATGGCGCTGGCGCGGCCATAGCAGGTCTTTCGCCCGGTACGATGCAGGTGCTTCTGCCCGGTGAGGACATCAAATTCTCGTCGCCTGCCGATGTCGGTGGCTCCTATGAAATGTTTCAATACCGGACGCTCCTTGCCATCGCGGCAGCACTAGGTGTGCCTTACACGTGTGTCACAGGCGATCTGAAGGCGGCGAATTATTCCAGCATTCGTGCTGGAACGGTAGAATTCCGCCGCCGATTGGAACAATTCCAGTTTGCTACGCTGGTCTTTCAGATGTGCCGTCCGATTTGGCGACGGTGGCTGGAAACGGCGACGTTAGCAGGTGCTTTGCCTCTGGCGGGCTTCGCCAAAAATCCGGCGTTGTACACGCCAGTTAAATGGATCACGCCGAAGTGGGAATGGGTCGATCCGCTTAAAGACCGGCAGGCCGAAAGGATTGCGCAGGAACAAGGTTGGAAAGCGCCTTCCGACATTATTGAAGCCGAAGGCAACGATGTGGACGAGACCTACCGGCGCATTGCAGCCGATCAACAACGCGCGAAGGATTTGGGCATTCAACTTGGGCCGCTTGGAAACCAACCTCCAGTGCAGGAGCCTGTGCCTTCCGATCAAAATGCCGCCGCGCAAGATCAGCCGAACACCGATCAACAAAAACCTGACGATCAAAACGCATGACCATTCTGCCACACATTATCGGGCGCGTATTCAACACGCCGCTGTTGATCTCGCGCGCCAAGTTGGATGTCATCCTTGGCGTTCTTGCCCCACGTTTACGTGGTGAAAGCGTAAACGCGGGGCAACCTCCGGCCATGCGTAGCTATGACCTAACGCCGGACGGCATCGCCATCATCCCCGTTATTGGAACACTTGTGCGCCGGACGGTGGGGCTGGAGGCCGAAAGCGGTCTGACCAGTTATGCGGGCATCGGCCAGCAATTGAGTGCCGCGCTCGCGGATTCTGCCGTTAAAGCCATTTTGCTCGATATCGACAGTCCGGGCGGCGAAGCGGGAGGCGTATTCGATCTGGCCGATCAGATAGTTGCGGCGCGCAAGACAAAGCCCATCTGGGCGTCAGCTAACGACGATGCTTTTTCGGCAGCCTACGCTGTTGCGGCTGCGGCCTCAAAAATCTACGTCTCGCGCACGGGCGGGGTCGGTTCTATCGGCGTCATAGCCATGCATCTCGATCAAAGCCAAGCGGATGCCGATGAAGGCCTCAAATACACGGCCATATATGCGGGAGCGCACAAGAACGATATGACGCCGCATGAGCCTCTTTCGGATCCCGCGCGCGCGACTATTCAGACCGAAGTCGACCGTGTCTATGAAATCTTTGCCACCTCCGTCGCGCACATGCGCGGGATGGGTATTGAGGCCGTCAAAGCGACTGAAGCCGGATTATTCTTCGGTGAAGATGCTGTAACCGCAGGCCTTGCCGACAAGCTCGGAACCTTCAGCGATGCCCTTGGCGATCTGTCAAAAAAACTTTCGCTAGCGCCGCCGCGTTTTTCTCTTTCCTCCACCCGCAACCTCAAACGAAAGGATAATCGAATGAACGACCCTACCAATGAACCGGCTACTGAGACGCAAGGCGCGGAAGTAGCGGCAACGGCCACACCTGCGCCTGACATCGAAGCGATCAAGGCACAAGCAAAAGCCGAAGCCTTGGCCTATGTCGCGGAAGTCAATGAGCTATGTCAGCTCGCGGGCATGCCGGAAAAGGCGGCGGACTTCATCACCAAGACTGTACCGGCGGCGGAAATCCGCAAAGCGCTTCTCACTGCCAAAGCGGCATCTGACGAAGCGACAACCATCGTCGGACAGATCCCTAGCAACGCCGTCGCTGGGGCTGACGCCGAACCGAAGATCGATACGGCGGCGATCTACGCTTCCCGCAACAACAAAGAAGGAAAATAAATCATGACAACTTTTACCGAAGGCCAACACAAGGCCGAATTCCTCGTCTCCGAAACCGAAGGCACGATCTCGCGCGAGACCGTTACGGTTCTTTCAGGTCAAAACCTGAAAGCTGGACACGTTCTTGGCAAGGTTTCGGTGGGGACAGCCTCCGGCGCAGCCGCGTCCGGCAATACCGGCAACGGCACATTGTCGGCCATTACCACAGGTTCCGATGCCAAAGCAGGAACGTACAATCTGGCTTGCGTCGAACCGGCGGCCAATGGCGGAACTTTCATTCTGGAAGATCCCGATGGCGTGACTGTCGGAACCGTGCATGTCGGAACAGCCTTTACCGGCCCGCTTAACTTTACCTTGTCAGACGGTGCAACGGACTTTGTCTCCGGCGACCGCTTCCTGATCACGGTGGCGGCAGGTTCCGGCAAGTACAAGGAATACAATCCCGCCAACACGGATGGTTCCGAAGTTGCCGTTGCTTTGTTGCTCGATAACGTCGATGCGACCGGCGGCGACAAGCAAGCCGTGATCATCGCAAGACAAGCCGAAGTCAATGAGGCTGAACTTGTCTGGTTCACGGGAGCGACGACCGATCAAAAGGCCGCCGCACTTGCGCAGCTAAAGGCTCAAACCATCATCGCGCGCTCGGCCATCTAGTCGAACACGTTTTTACAACCAACAAAAGCCCTGTTTCTGTCCGCTTTCTGCGGAATCTGAAACGGGGCTTTTGTTTTTCATAAAGGAAACACCCCATGCCAACGCTCGACATCTTTCGTAACAATGCGTTTTCGGTCACGTCGCTGACCGATGCGATCAACAAAATGCCCTTTGTTCCCGGTAAGGTCGGGCAGTTAGGCATTTTCAGCGAATCCGGCGTCTCCACGACTTCGATCATGATTGAGGAACGCGAAGGTTCGCTGGCTCTTATTCCTACCAGCCCGCGCGGCGCGCCTGCCACGCAAAACAAGCACGGCAAGCGCACCGCCCGGTCGCTGGTCGTGCCGCACATTGCGCTTGAGGACACGGTCATGGCCGATGAAGTGCAGGACGTTCGCGCCTTTGGGAGCGAAAACGCCTTGCAAAGCGTTCAGACGGTCGTCAATGACCGTTTGGGCGATATGGCCAGCAAGCACGATGCGACGCTGGAGCATTTGCGGATCGGCGCAATCAAGGGCCAAGTACTCGATGCCGATGGCGTGTCGGTTCTTTACGACCTGTTCACGGAATTCGGGGTCACAGCGTATGACGAGATCGACTTCAATCTCGACGCCGCTTCGCCGGAGGAAGGGGCGATCAAGAAAATCTGTCACGACATCAAACGCAAAGTCGAAGATGCGCTGGGGGCAGCTCCTTACACGGAAATCCACGCTTTTTGTTCAGCCAGTTTCTTCGACGCTCTTGTAACCAGCAAGGAAGTCGAGAAAGCTTATGACCGTTTTCAGGAAAGTATCTTCCTGCGACAGGGTCAGGCGCGTAGTCAGTTCGACTACGCCGGTATAGTGTTTGAAGAGTATCGGGGCAGCGTGAACGGTACGGATTTCATTGCAGACGGAGCCGTTCATTTCTTCCCGGTCGGCACGCCCGGTCTGTTCAAGCAATACAATGCGCCCGCCGATTTTGTGGAAACCGTGAACACCATCGGTCTACCTCGCTATGCCAAACAAGCCATCGATGACGAGTTCGGGCGCTGGGTGAAATTGCACACGCAATCGAACCCATTGCCGATCTGCACACGACCCAAGGTGCTGATCAAGGGCAAGCGTACCTAAATGTCGTTCGGAGACATGATTGCGACGTTGTTCGCCGATCCGGTGCTGACTAGGGACGCGGTTTATCAGCCGCAGACCGGTGGTAGTTTTGTCCTCCGTGTGATGACAAGACAGCCAGATGTCATCACCGGCTTCGGCGACAGCCAACTTCATAGCCCCGCTTCTTTGTTCGACGTCCAGAGCAAAGACGTTGTGCAGCCAGCGGTCGGCGACAGACTGACGGTGGATGGTGTCGCCTACATCATCCAATCGGAACCTGTTGCCGACCGCGAGCGCCTTGTTTGGACATTGAACATGAGGCCTGCATGAGTTTGCGTCTTACCGCCGCCTTGCAGGGCGATCTTAATAAGATCATGGCCGATGAGCTTAAATCGGCGGAACAGGCCATTACAAACGGCGTCAGGCAAGCGACGGACGGCTGTAAGCTAGAGCTTCGCAGCCAAATCACAGGCGCGGGCCTCGGCCAGCGTTTGGCGAATACATGGCGAGGCCAAGTTTACCCCAAAGGTCAAGCCAGCATTAATGCGGCTGGCTATGTCTGGAACAAGGCCAAAGAGATTGTCGGCGCTTATGCCCAAGGCGTCATCATTCGTTCAAGCAAAGGTTTCTTTCTGGCAATCCCGACCGAAGCGGCAGGCAAGATGGCGATGGGCAGAAAGATCACGCCCGGACGGTGGGAACAAGCACATGGCCAAAGACTACGGTTTGTTTACCGACGCGGCGCTGCCTCGCTTCTTGTTGCAGACAATATGCGCGCCAAAACCGGCAAGCATGGCGGCTTCGCACATGCTGGTGCCTCGGCTCTGAAGACGGGGCGCGGCCTGACAACGGTGCCGATATTTATTCTTGTTCCTCAAGTCACGGTCAAAAAGCGCTTTGATGTCGATAGCGTCGGACAAAGATGGATCGGGCTGTTGCCTCAAATCGTCATTCAAAATTGGCAGGAAAGCAGCGAAAAATGACGACGAGAGAAACCATTCTTCAAGCCTTGTTTGAACAGCTTCAAACCATTTCCGACCCCAAGGTTCTAAGAAACGAAGTTTTGCCGGAAAAGATACCGCCCGGTGGTTTGCTCGTTTTGCGCGATGGCGATCCGGGTGAGCCGGAAGTGATGTTATCGCCGCTTTCCTACTACTGGGAACATCATGCCTCGCTGGAAGTAATCGTTCAGGCTGGTGAAGCAACCGAGCGCGATCAGATCATGGATGGAATTTTCCAAGACATCGTTGCGGTTCTCGCGGCTGATCCGACGCTCGGGGCTTTGTGCGACCGTGTCACGCCTCTTGCAGCTGACACAAACGCAATTGCGGTTGAAGGTGCAGCAAACATCAAAGCAGCGATTGTTCCCATTGAACTGATTTACACGACCGACAGCCAGCTCGGCTGACTCAACCACCCCAAAAACCGGAGGATACTATGGCCCGTGCCTATGGCGCGAATGCGCTTCTATTGGGAAAATTCGAGACTGTTTACGGCACGACGCCGAGCGGGAATTTCATCAAATTCCCGTTTGTCTCGTCGCAACTTGGCTCTGAACAGGGCTTGATGGCCTCCGATCTATTGGGTACCGGCCGCGATCCGGCTCAGCCGATCCGCGACGTTATCAAAGTCGAAGGTGATGTCGTTGTTCCGGTTGATTTGCGCAATTTCGGCCATTGGCTGAAAGCGCTTCTCGGTGCACCGGCGACGACAGGATCGGAGCCATACGTTCATACCTATCAGTCCGGTCTTGCTTCTTTACCCAGCTTATCGCTGGAAGTCGGCATGCCTGATATTCCGGCCTATTTCACGAACATGGGCGTTAGGTTGAATTCAATGCAGCTATCGTTCGCGCGATCCGGCGGAGCAAGCGCGACACTTAACTGCATTGCGCAAGGTGAAACACGCGCTTCGACAAGCGCTGGCGGCACGCCGACCGAAGCCGCAATAACCCGCTTCAATCAGTTCCAAGGTTCGGTGAAGAAGGACGGAACACAACTCGGCAACGTAACCGGCGCGCAAATCACCTACAGCAACAATCTGGAAAAGATCGAAACCATCCGTTCTGACGGCAAGATTGATGGGGCCGATCCGACCATCGCGGCGCTAACCGGCAACATTGATGTGCGCTTTGCTGATACAACGCTTATCGACGCCGCGACGAACAACACACCGGTGGAGCTTGAGTTTGGCTACGCGATTGATGTGAACAAATCGCTCTTATTCACGGCGCATCAGGTCTACCTGCCGAAGCCGAAACTTTCCCTAAGCGGCCCCGGTGGTGTGCAGGCGACCTTCAACTGGCAAGCGGCCAAGCCCGATAGCGGTCAAATGCTGACCGTAACCCTTACCAATGATGTGGAGACTTACGCATGATCCGGCTTGATCTGAAACGCGAGCCGTACTGGCTCGATCTCGGTTATGACGTTCGTTTACAGGTGCGTCCCGCGACAACCGCGCTTGTCATGGCAGCGCGCGTAGCGGCGATAAAAGAAATGCAAGATACGGACGATATCGGTATCCGCAGCGCCGCGCTTATCAAAAATCTAGCGCAACTTGCTGTGATCGGCTGGGAAGGTATTGGTGATGCCGATGGCAATCCTGCCGATCTTTCATCCGATGGCATAGCGGCACTTATGGATCTCTGGCCCATCGCCAATACCTTCGAACGGCAATACCTCAATCCCGCGCTGTTACTGGAACAAGAAAAAAACGCCTGACGGCTCGCTGCAAATGGCATTTCGGCGGCGGGCCTGAGTATTGCTGTTCGTGCGCTGAAGCTGGTTTGCCCTGTTCCAAAGGCAAGAACAATGAGCAAGGCGAACGCTGTCCCTATGCCGAGAGTGAGCCACAGACGTTCGAAGGTTGGCAGGCATGGGACATTGCCCTGCGCTGCGCCGGACAACTTCGCATGAGCCAATTCATCGTTGTCGGCATCGACATGACGGCTGCGCTGAAACTTGCCGAAGCGCTGGGATACGACCTATCCGGCATAGCTGAACTTCTTCCCGCCTGCGAGGCAGGCATGGTTTCCGCAATCAACACAAAAGTTAATGAGGGTTTAAAGTAATGGTTGAACGCAACCTCGCCATTCGTCTGTCCGTTATGGACGGCGGTAAGGTGAAAGCCGAGCTAAAGGAGATCGGCGATACTGGCGAAAAGTCCCTGAAAAAGATTGAGCTTGCCGGACAACCTGCCTCAAAGGGTTTGATTGCCCTTAATGCTGCCGCAAATGATGTCAAAGGAGCTGCTACAGGCCTTGCTCATAAAATCGGGCCTCTTGGATCCGCGATGGTTGCTCTCGGCCCTGCGGGAATTGCAGCTGGAGCCGCCATAGCAGTCCTTTCGCTTGGTCTTGAGAAAAGCATTGAACAAGCGATGGAAGCCGAGCAGGTTCAAAACCGCCTGCAAGCCGTGCTGCGCGCAACCGGTAACGCGTCGGGCATGACGGCGAAGGAACTGATCGAATTCGCCGACAAGATGGAGGAATCGACACTTGTCACGCATGAACAGGTGCTTGATGCAGCCGCCGTTTTGGCAACGTTTCGTTCCGTGTCGGGAGAAAGTTTCACGCGCGCGCTAACGCTAGCGCAAGATTTATCCTCCGTTTTCGGCAAAGACCTTCATGCTTCGACCATCGCGTTAGGCCGTGCGCTTGAAGACCCCGTCAACGGCCTGACGGCACTCCGCCGCGCCGGTATCGAGTTTTCGCCTGCGCAAAAAGAGGTGCTCAAAAACCTTGTCGAAACCGGTCAGGTCGCCGAAGCGCAGAGGATTATTCTCGATAAACTTCAAGGCAAGATGGCAGGAACGGGCGCAGCCGAAGCGACGGGACTGACCGGCGCGGCGCATCAGGTGGCGATTTCGTGGAAAAACATGCTGGAAGCCATTGGGCAAACCCCTGTGGTTGCCGGAACAGCTGAGACAGCCCTCGAGCTGCTGGCGGAAGGCTTTAAATCAGCCACGAACCTTGTGAAGACGCAGCCCGCTTCCGAACAACTTATTGAAACCAAAAAACAGCTTCTTGAAGCTCAACAAGTTTTGGATCGTCTTCAAAACTATAATCCCCGTGTCATGACCGACATGACGCCGCTTATCGATAAGCAAAAAGAAAAGATCACGGAATTACGCCAAGAAGTCGATAAATTGACCGTTGCCGCGCAGAACGAAGCCGATGTTGAAGCTTCGGAAAAAGCAAAAGCCTTGGCTGGACAGCAGGCAGCACAAAAAGACCAAAGGGCCGAACTCTTGGTCGAGCAGCGCAAGAAACTCGATGATGCTATTGCCAAATTGGTCGATGATCCTGCCGAAAAGATCGCACGGATCAATGACGAATTGGCAAAAACCAAGCAGCGCTTGGACAGTCTGCGCGAAAAGGATGGCAGCAATAATGCTAATGTTGATGCAGCGATCAAGCAAGCTGAGGAACTCGCGCGTCGTCAGACCGAAGCGGCGCGGAAACCGCTCGATGATGCCGCCAAGGCCAATCAAAAAGTTTTGGATGATTTAACGCGCCAAATGCTCGGAACGACAAACGCGCGTCAGGCGTATATCGATCAGGCCGTCTCGCGTCTGTCGGACAAGGCCGATGATGCAATGCGTGCCAAAACCAGCGACTTGGCAGGGCAACTATTCGATCAAAAATCCTTTCAGGCCGCAGAAAAAGTCTTGGCTGGTCTCGGCAACGAGATGGACAAGCTGGGAGACAAACGCAAGGCGTTTATTCAGGGCTATGTCGCTCGTCTCCCGGAAACGGCAACACAGGAACAGATCGACAAGACAAAAGAACAAGCTGGCGCGCTTTACGATCTTACCGAAGCGCAAGCCAAACTTGATCAACTTAAAGAGGAAGGCAAGCAACTCACCGAACAATCCATGACGGCGGCAGAGGCTTACGCCGAAAGAATTGAGCATTTATCCAAGATGCTCGATGCGGGGGCCATCAGCCAAGATGTCTTCAATAAGGCGGTGGGCCAAGCCGATGACGATTACCTCGCCGCACGCACGGATCCCGAGGCTGGAGCCATCCGCGCTCTTCGCAATTATCAAAAAGAGTCCGAAGATACCGCAGGAGCGATTGAAAAGGCTTTCACGGAAGCGATGAAGGGAACCGAGGACGCCATCGTGAATATGGTGACCTCTGGCGAAATCAGCCTCAACAGCCTGAATGACCTTGCCAACAGCGTTGTGGAAGACATCACGCGGATGGTCGTTCAAAAGTCGATCACAGGGCCGCTCTCCGACTGGATGAGCGAGAGCATGGATAGCGGCGGGTTTATGGACGATATTATGAGCTTCTTCTTTCACGAAGGGGGTGTCGTCGGAAAAGCGGGACAAGCGCGGCAGGTTCCGGCTTTTGTTTTTGCCGGAGCGCCGCGTTATCACGGCGGTGGCATAGCCGGTCTACGCCCCGACGAAGTCCCCGCCATTCTTCAACGGGGCGAGGAAGTCATTTCAAAGGATGGTCGCCGCTCTGCCGCTCCGATCAATCTTGTGATGAACATCTCAACGCCGGATGCCAACAGCTTTCGTGCCAGCCAAGCACAGCTTTCAGCGGAGGCAGCGCGTGGGATTAATCGGGCAAGGAGAAACTTATAATTTTTTGACTATGGAATTTGGCGCTTACTGCCTTCTAATATCTGTTCAATAATGTTGCGATCAGAGATTCTTCTAATTGCATCAGCTGCAACATATTCAGAAAGCATTGCTAGCCTATTGATATCTGCCCTCTTTAGAGCATGCACAGAATATCTAGATTTCACATAGTCAGGAAATTGGCTGGCAGCTTCCTGAAACAGGTCATCGGATGGTGAAGGCTTAAGCTCTGAAAGCGCATTCGCTAGTTGTTGAATGTTGTGACTAAGCTGTTTTAATTTTTTTTCCTCGACCCCAAGAAAAGAAAGCGTTCCTTTTATGCTTAGTTCAGCGGACAGGCAGATCGGCTGAACGGCAGAATCAATCAAATGCCCATCTGAAAGCAATCTTGCGGTTTCTTCTATTGAAGAGCGGGCCTTTTCCCACAACACATCTGCCTGGAGAACCCGGTCTTTCAGATCATTGACGCCATACGCAAAATCCCAGAGATCAGCAACCGTATATGCAGCACGAGTTATTGCGGATGGGTCTTGCGCATGAATGAACTCTAATTCTCTTTGAGTGATATCAATGCATCTTACCATGTTTACAGAACAGCGTCCAAATACGACACTGATTCTGACTTTGTAAAACTTATCTCTCAAACCTACCCCGCCTACTTGAACTGGGGGCATATATAGGTCTTCGGGAGAATACATCTTTTTATAAAAGCTGGTGATTTCGGCCATAAGTTGTTCAAGAGGAAAGACGACACCTTTTTCAATTTGGCTGATTTCAAGAGCAACAGCCATGGGGCGCTGATAGATAGGAACGTCTTCATCTATCATCTTATCATTTAGTATCTTGAGAAGTTTATCATCAATCATTTCTTCCTCATTTTTTTACCGTTGCAGCTTAACATAATGGAGCCGTTCTCTCTATGACCTTCCACGAAATCCAATTCCCGCCCGACATTGCTTATGGTGCACAAGGCGGGCCGGAGTATCTGACGACCGTGGTGTCGATGGCTTCCGGGCATGAGCAACGGAACGCCAACTGGTCGGCGGCGCGCGGAAAATGGAACGTGGCGTCCGGCCTCAAACATCAGACGCAGCTAAACACTCTGGTAGCCTTCTTCCGAGCGCGCAAAGGTCGAGCTTACGGGTTCAGGTTCAAGGATTGGACGGATTATAAGGCAACGAGTCAAGCATTAGGCGCTGGCGATGGCACGACAAAATCCTTTCAGCTCATCAAAACCTACACCTCCGGCGCTGGCAGCGAAACACGCACGATTAAAAAGCCTGTGCAGGGAACCGTTGTTCCCTATCTGGCAGGTGTAAAACAAACGTCCGGCTGGTCGGTGGATACAACAACCGGCATTCTGACTTTTGTTGCGGCTCCGGCGCAAGGTGTTGCCGTCACAGCCGACTTTGAATTCGACGTGCCGGTGCGCTTCGATACCGACAGCATGGCCGTTAGCATTGAGCAATTCGACCTGCACCAGTGGTCGGATATTCCCGTTATAGAAATCCGCGCTTGATATGAAATCCTCAACATCCCAACTCGCCGCGCATGTCGCGGGCGAGACGACCACGCTTGCGACCTGCTGGAAGGTTACGCGTAAGGACGGGGGCGTGTTCGGTTTTACAGATTTTGATCGCGATCTGACGATTGATGGTGTGATTTACGAGGCGCGGACGGGCTACACGCGCTCTGCCGTGCATGCGATTTCGGATTTGTCGGTCGACAATCTCGATATTGAAAGCGCGCTGGATAGTGAGGCGCTGGCCGCGCCGGACTTGCGCGCGGGCGTGTGGGACAATGCGGAAGTTTTGATCTTTTTGGTCAACTGGGCCGTACTGTCTCAAGGCAAGATCATCCTCAAACGCGGCACGATAGGCCAGGTCGAACTAAAGGACACGACTTTCAAGGCGGAACTGCGCGGTCTGACGCAGGTGCTGTCACAACAAATCGGAGAACTTTACACGCCGGACTGCCGTGCCGATCTGGGCGACAGCCGATGCAAGATCGCGTTGGCAGCTTTGACCGCCACCGGAAACGTTACGGCGGTTTCTGATAGGTATGGCTTTACGGACTCCGCCCGCACTGAGGCTGACGATTACTGGAACGGTGGGCTTATCACATGGACAAGCGGCGCGAATGAAGGTCGCAAGATGGAAGTTAAAGGCTTTGCGGCCGGAGCTTTCGATCTGTTTTTGCCGATGCCGTCTGTCATTACGGTGGGCGATGGTTATTCCGTCCAGCCCGGGTGCGACAAATCCTTTGGAACCTGTTGCTCGCGTTACAACAACGGCTTGAACTTTCGTGGTGAACCGCACGTTCCGGGCACGGATGCAGTTTTAAGTTATCCCGATGGCAAATAACGTTTCTCGCACGGATGTGGTAGCCGAAGCCCGCACATGGCTCGGCACGCCCTTCAAGCACCAAGGCTGCTTGAAAGGCGTCGCCTGCGACTGCATCGGATTAATCAAAGGTGTTGGTTTGGCCCTTTGTCTTGCCGATTACGATCCCGATGGGCCGGAAGCCACGGCTTATGCCAGTTATTCCATGAATCCGAACAGCCGTCGCATGCGTGCGGGGCTGGCGACTTGGCTTGTGCCGATCTCGGTGGCTGACGCAACGGTTGCTGACATTTATTTCATGGCATGGGGCCGTGAGCCTCAGCATGTCGCGCTGATTACGGACAAGGGCATCATTCACAGCTATTCGGCCATCGGCAAGGTTGTCGAACACGCGCTGGATGAAGATTGGAAACGCCGGATCGTCGCGGCGTACCGCTTTCCATATTTTGTAGAGAACACGTAATGGCCGTTCTTGCTCTTGGTCTCGTTGGCGCTGGGTTGACCTCCGCCATCGGGATCGGCGCGTCCATCGGTTGGATGGGCGGCGTTGTTCTCGGCAACCTCCTGTTCGGCAGCAACAAGGGATCGAACGTTGAAGGCTCGCGTCTCAGCGATCTTTCGGTTCAGACCTCCACTTACGGCGGGACAATCCAGCTCGTGTACGGCACGATGCGCGTGTCTGGCAATGTAATCTGGTCGACAGAATTGCAGGAAACGCGCCACGTTACGCATCAAAGCGGCGGCAAAGGCGGTGGCGGCGGTGGTGCGACACAGACGACCTATACCTATTCGGTGTCGTTCGCGGTGGGGCTTTGCGCTGGGCCAGTTTCGACGGTGCGACGCATTTGGGCCGACACGAAACTAATTTACGACGCCACGGCAAGCAATACCCAAGCGACCGAAAAATATCCCGGCGTCATTCGCATTCATACGGGAACGGAAGACCAGCAGCCGGACAGCACCATTGAGATGCACCTCGGCATGGGCAATGTCCCCGCCTATCGGGGGCTTTGCTATCTGGTGTTCACGGATTTGCAATTGGCGGATTTTGCCAACCGCATTCCGAACATCAGCGCCGAAGTGGTCGCTTCCGGCGCGATGGATTGCGATGCCGTTGTTCTACCTTCCATTCCCAGCATGTTCCGCGAGGGTGGCGTCATCGATCCGGCGCGCGGGACGCTGATCGGCGTCAACGCCTCACGCATTTATAAGTACGACTTGGTGAATAATACGCTGGCGTTAAACGCTCCTCTCAACGGGGACGTTTACGGCGATCTGCGCGGCATCGATAGCGAAGGTTATCTCTATCATGCGACCGACGCTTATGGCGTGGGGATGCACTTATGCAAGCGGCATCCTGATACACTGGCGATTGTTGCCAAGACGACCAAGCGGGTCGGTTTTAGCGTGACCGGATTTGTGCTGGGCGACAAGATATTCGTGCATCGCTCACGCTGCGTTTACGATCTTGATTTTAATCTATTTGCCGATCTCTCGGCACTCTTTCCAAGCGCCAGCGAAGCGCCGATGTGCATGGATGCCGATGGACGTTACTGGCAAGCAGCCAGTGACAAGATCCGGTGCGTCGGACTGGATGCGCTCGGCGATGGCGACGTGGCCGAATGGGACGTCTCGGCTTGGACGAGCGGTCAGACGCCGAACGCTCTGTTCTGGGACGACGCGACAGGACATTTATTCTTCAAGATCAATCAGTTACATCGCATCGTCAAATGGCATCCCGATAACGGGTTCGCGGGCTATGTGGATACGCTTGCCATAAGCGTCGGGTTTACGCTTCAAGCCGACTACGCCTTTCCGCAGAAAGGCCGGTTCTGGGCGGCAGGCGATCTCTATGCCGCGTTGATCGATCTTGCATCGATGCGGGTCGAGAAAACCATCAGCCTGATGCCGTATCTTCCGACCACTGCGACGCACTTTTCCGGTTGCTATGAAAAGTTCACGCACAGCGTCGTGATCATGACCGACGCGGGAGAAATCAAATACCCGTTGGAGCGTTACGGCTCGGATCAAGTTTCGTTGGCATCTGTTTTAACGAGCCTTTGCGAAAAGGCCGGTCTTCAACAAACCGATATCCTGACGAATGAAGTCAGCCAATCCGTACGTGGCTACGTTATGAGCCGCCGCGCATCCGCGCGCGATGCGATTGAGCCGTTGCTCGGAACCTTTTTTATCGACGCGGTGGAAACCGATGGCGTGCTGCGCTTCGTTCCGCGTGGACAGGACAGCGTTGCCACGATCCCCTATGACGATCTCGGCGCGGTGGAGGGAACGTCGAATGATGAGCCTCTGCGCGTCACGGAAAGCCGGACGCAGGAGCTAGAACTACCTCAGCGCATCGACCTGACACATTACGATCCTGACCGCGATTACCAGACCAACACACAGAACGCCGCACGCAACAGCAATGCGGTCACGACCAAAGACAAACAGACCGTCGAAGTTTCTATTGTCCTATCGGCGGATGAAGCGGCACAAGTTGCCGACAAGACGCTGACTGCCGCGTGGATTGCCCGCAATGCCTTCACATTCAATCTTCCTCCGAAATGGCTGCGTCTTGATCCTGCGGACGTGATCGCGGTGGCATTGCCGGATGCAACGTTGGCTTTGCGTCTGACGCAGGTGGACTTTGGCGGGAACAACATTGTCGCCTGCAAGGCGGTGGCCGAAGACGAGATTGCCTACACGTCTGATGCAAAAGGCACCGGCGCGGCGTTGGCATCATCGCCCATTCCGATCTCGACGCCTATTTCGGCACTGGTCATGGATTTGCCCATGCTGCGCGCGGAGGATAACGGGCTGGGTCTCTATTACGCCTTTGGCCTGAAAAACAATGGCAGCGCAAGTCTTTACCGCTCACCGGACGCCTTGGCGTGGAATATTGTCGGCGTGGGCACGGCGCGTCCGGCCTACGGGTTTGCGGCCACCGTTCTCGCCAGTCCCTTAAGTCCGTGGTCGTGGGACGAAACGAACACGGTGCAGATCGCACTATCGCATGGTTCATTGGACAGCAAGACGGAACTGGAAGTTCTGAACTGGAGCAACACCGCCGTCTTGGGCGATGAGATTATCCAATGGCGAACAGCGACGATGCTGGCCGCAAATCTTTACGAGCTTTCCGGCCTCACGCGCGGACGGCGCGGAACGGAATGGGCCATAGGTACGCACAAGATCGGAGAAAAATTTGTCGTGCTGGCGACGGACGGCCTCTATCGCATGGCGATGGCCGCGACGGAGATCGGACAGACCTCGTATTACAAAGCCACCCCCTCCGGTGGCGACTGGGACGATGCAGCGCAATCCAGCCTCAAATACAACGCCGCCAGCCTCAGGTGCTTTTCGCCCGTTCATATCGCTGGATCCCGCGACATCTCCGGCAATCTGACCCTTTCTTGGGTCATGCGTGCGCGGTGGAATGGCGAATGGCTCGATAGCATCGACATATCGAACTACGAGACTACAGAAGCCTATCAGATTGACATTCTGAACGGCAGCACGGTGGTGCGGACGATTGATGCCACGACGACAACAGCCGCTTACAGCGCCGCCGACCAGACAACCGATTTCGGCGCAGCGCAAAATGTTCTGGCCATCGCCATTTATCAAATCAACAGCACCATCGGGCGCGGCTACGCCGGAAAGGCCACGGTTTAAATCATGACAACAACGCCTAATCTCCTCATCAGCCACATCGCCGCCAGCCAAGCGCAGAAAGAGACAACAGCCAACACGGCTTTTGATGCGCTTGATAAAGCCTTGTGCCAGTACACGGCCATTGCGCTGTCGGACGCCAATTTGACGCTGACCGATACGCAGATGCTCGGCAACATGGCGCTCAAGTTTACCGGCACATTAACGGCGGCGCGCGCCATCACGGTTCCGGCGCATGCCAAGTTTCTCTTTATAGAGAATGGAACAACGGGCGGATATGCGATCTCCGTCAAGACGCCTTCCGGTACAGCAATCTCGATGGGGAGTGGAGAAAGGAAACTTCTCTACTGCAACGGGACGGATTTTTCGATTACCGCCGAGGCCGGTGCTGCTCCCTATGACGTTGGAGGTTCTTATGTCGGCAAACCAACCGCCAGCATCGTCATTCTGCGCTTCCCCATGCCGCGCGCCGTGCGGTTTTTGTCCGGCATGTCCTTAAGCAAAGGCGTGGCCGGAACGGCAACCACGGCGGCAGTATCGTTTTCAATCCGTAAAAACGGATCAGAGTTTGCCACGATGAACTTCGCCACGTCAGCTACAGCCGCAACTTTTACCTGCACAACAACAACCGATTTTACGGCAGGCGACATTCTGACCCTTGTCGCTCCCGGCACGCCTGACGACACGCTGGCTGACATCGGTTTCGCGCTCGCCGGACTTCGGATTTAGGAGAAAAACATGGCTCTACGATTTATCGATGGTTTCGACCACTACACGACTGCCGCGCAATTTGCCTATAAGTACAATGAGGCTGCCAGCAGCAGCTATGTGTATTTAGAAACGGGCCGTCGGTCAGGAAGCAATGCCGTAAAACTTTATTCGTCTTCCGGCTACATCACAAAAACACTGGATGATCAATCGACATGGATTGTTGGCGCAGCCGTCAAGATTGCGTCTTATCCAAACGGCAACGGCGCGTTATTCACGTTCAGAGATAATACGGGTTCTGCACAGGCCTGCGTTTGCGTCACAAGCGGGGGAACTCTCTCGTTATTGCGAGGAACGACAAGTGGCACGACGCTGGCCACATCTTCAAACTCGCTCATGACCGGCGCGTGGAACTATATTGAGGCCAAGATAACCATCGCGGATAGCGGCGGGGTGTTTGAAGTGCGGGTCAACGGCGAGGTCTGGGCGACGTTCTCCGGCGACACAAAGTATTCTTCCACACTCAGCACGGCAAACGCGATCAAGTTAGGTGGTCTGCCATCGGCCATAAACGCATGGTATGACGACTTTTATATCTGCGACGGCGCGGGAAGCTCAAACAATACGTACCTTGGCGATGCACGGGTAGATACGATCTTTCCGTCCGGCGCTGGGGCTTCGGCACAGTTCACGCCCACAGGAAGCACGAACAATTGGGAAAACGTTGACGAGTCCTCGCCCAATGACGACACGGACTACAACGCCGCCGATACGGCCGGATATATCGATAGCTTTACCTTCGCCGATCTCTCAAGCCTGAGTTCCACCATTCTCGGCGTTCAGGAAAACATCATTGCTCGCAAGGACGACGCCGGGACGCGGCTTCTTCGCGGTATCACGCGCATCAGCTCGACAAACTATGAAGGCTCCGATCTGACGCTTTCGGACTCCTATCTCGTTCAGCGCCAGATCTGGGAGAAGAACCCGGCGACCTCGGCGGCGTGGACGGAGAGCGACATCAATGGGGCCGAGTTCGGCTACAAGGTGCAATCGTAAATGCAGCGCGTCTCCCAAAATACAACGGAAATCCTTCGCCGACCGGCCAACGCCAAACGGCGCGTGACGCAGGCAGCGACGGAAGTTTTGCGCCGTCCGGCTTCCCGCAAGGCGCGGATCAGTCAATCGGCCGTGGAAGTTATACGCCTGAACGTCAGTTCGGTCGTCAGCAGCAAGCAGCCCATCGTCGTCGTCATAGCGGGGTGAACCATGGAACAGGAGAACACAATGACCGAAGCCGAATTCTTCCGCAGCATCGGACGGCTGGAAGCCCAAGTTGCCGGTGTCATCAGCGCGCTCGCGGAACTCAAAATCAAGGTTGATGGCATTGATGCGCGCCTCGATCAGCTCGACCGCCTTGCTAATCGGTGGAAAGGCGGCTTTGCCGTGATCCTCGGCCTCGGCGCGCTGGTTGGGTTCGTGCTCGATAACTTCTTCCGGTGGTGGTCGTCGCGGGGATCGTAAGATGATCAACGTCCTCAGATAATTGTCACAGGATTATCAGTTATCTTGTTGATAAAACACAAGAAAAGAGCGTGAATGTCGAAAAGGTAGAGGGAGTTTCAGACATGGGTAAAAAAGAATTCTGGAAACCAATTATCGACGATGTCCAGAACGAGGGGTGTAGCGATATTGAGCGTGAACGCCTTCTTGATATGTTTGAACTTCTCATGAGAGAAATGGCCGACACGCGGCTTCGTAAAGGCTGGTATGATCTGAGTGATTTTCGTTATGCCGAAGAGAAAGGTATCTCTGGGTTCAATGTGATGCTGGAGAGATATCCCGACGCTGGCTTTGAACAATGGATTGGTGTTTTTGAATCTTCGGGCAAGAAGATGCGGGTCTTCGGAACGTTATCGCCCGACGAATGATCATGCGCTCAATACCAATCGCCAGCGTGAACTTTACCGGTGAGATGAAAATCCCGGATTTGCCGGATATATTCACGAAAATCCTCGTTCTCCTCAGCAAGACGATTGGCCGTGTTCCAGTCAACGAGTGGGCGTTCTCTGGCGGGGATCATGATCGTGTTCTTGGCTGAATCCGTTGGGTGGATTCGGATAACGCCAATGCCATGAAGCCCTGAAAGAAGCCTCAATTCTTCTTCTGAATTATGGATTTCAGCAGCGACAAGATAGCCCAAGTTGGCCCACGTTGAATTGCTGACAGCTTGAAAGTATGCCTCGCGGACATTGGCCCTATTCAAGAGTTTTTTGACTTCAAAAGACCAGAGTTTTGCCCTGCAGTCACCTGTCTGCTCGACACATTGTTTAATATCCGTATTCCAATCGGCGCTCAAGTCTTGAAAGCCAACAAGATCGGGAAACAGCCAGCGATTGCCGCCTGCGCCATGCGAGTTATGAGAGCGCTTTTCATCAATGCGTTTGCTGTGCACGTCAACTTCACGCAGGAATGCTCCAAGCATGGGGTAGAGATCACTTTCGGAGTAATCTCCATCGGGGGTTTTATCCGCTTTTGGCGAGACTTTTTCTGCGACGTTGATTTCGTCTTCGTCTGATAGTGTGCTGAAATAATATTGGCGGGGTCTTTCATCGGTCATTTTGATGCCCGCTTGCTTACCCAATGTTGTTGCATTCAACTCGGCAGCAATTTGCTGGATTAGAGCATCGTTTGTATCAAGAGGGGTCACCGTCGCTTTGCTGCGATCTTTTTTCTGTGAGCATTCTTCAGGATAGCGATTGAAAAGCTCCTGAGCGATCTCGCGCGCCGTGAATTTTCGACCGGCCTGCGTTTGTAGAAATTTCAGAGCCTTATCTTGCACATGAAGCGACATTGATTCTCCCCCAGCGTCGTTTTTCGCAATTCTAGGCCATCACCTCAAAACCACAAGAACCGAAATATGCAGAGGGATTCTGCCCAGTTTTTCACACGTAAAAACAGGAGAATAGCATGACAACAAAGAAAGACAGGCCGTTATCGCGCGGGATGCGCAACAATAATCCGGGCAACCTGCGGCGCACGAAAGACCCATGGCAGGGACTGGCCGAGCAACAAACCGATGAAAGTTTCTTTGTATTCAAAAGCCCGATTTATGGAATTCGGGCGCTGGCAAGGACACTGATCTCCTATCAGGACGACCACGACCTGCATACCATCGGACAGATCATCAATCGTTGGGCACCTACAAACGAAAATGACACTGCCGCCTACATTAAGGACGTTTGCGAGGACACGGGGTTTGTAGCGGACAAGACGTTGGACATGCACACCTACGATGATCTGAAATCCGTCTTATTGGCCATCCTCCACCATGAAAATGGCCAGCAGCCCTATACGGCCTCACAGATCGACAAGGCGTTGGTATTGGCAGGCGTAGAGCCTCCGGCCAAGAACCTGCAACAGACGCGCACCGTAAAGGGCGGACAGGCCGCTACAGCGGCAACGGTGGGCCTCGGCGCGCTGGAATCCGTTCGCCAAGGCCTCGATCCGGCCCGTGACACACTTCAGATGCTTGTTCCTTATCTCGATATTGCCAAGTGGCTCCTGCTGGCCATAACGCTGGTCGGCATCGGCGTGATGGTCTGGGCGCGGATCGATGACTACCGGAAAGGACTGCGCTGATGTGGACAATCATCACAAGTTGGCTCTCAGGCAACATTCTCAAGCCCATCGGCTGGGGCACGATGGCCTTATCTGTCCTAGCCGTCTTATTTGGCGCGCGCCAATCCGGTCGCAACGCCGAACGTGTCGATCAACTCAAGAAAATCGTGGAGATCAAAGATGCCCAACTTCGCGCCACGCTTAACGCTCCTCGCACTCACGCTGAGCTTGTTGACCGCCTGCGGGACGGCAAATTCTAACTCGGCATGTGTCTGCCCGCCGGTGAAGGAATACAGTCGGGGGTTTCAGCGAAAGCTGGCATATGAAATAGAAATTGCTCCTACAGATGCGGTGTTTCCAACTGCTTTGTCGGACTATGTGCAGCTAAGAGCGGCCATAGCGGCTTGTCACCACCAGAATTAAAAGACTGTTGACCATTTGGGCCCTTTATTGTGCGTTAGTAAGTTCATTAAAACGGAATCTCGTCGTCTAAATCGCTGGACGTAGGCGCAACAGATGACTCAAGTTTTGTTTGAGAAGGATCATCAACTTGATCTGAGGCATTCAACCCCCAGCTTTCAATTACCTCCACCAGTGGAAAGGTGGCATTTTTAGCCCAATCAATGTATGGCGATGCTGTAGCACTCCACGGCTCATGTCGCGGCAACTTAATCTGGACACGAGCCGGTATGTGTAACGCGCTTCCAAAAACAATAGCCTCTCCAGATGCAAGAACAGTAACTTGATCTAGCAAACGTTGTGCTTGCTTTGGAATAATCCGCCGGAAGTGATCAATGTCATCTGGATTCTGAAGGCGATGAGAAAAGAAATTGGCACACTGACTGATTATTGTAGGGCTGATTTCGCTTGGGCGCTGACTTGCCACGATAAGAGACAGACCAAATTTTCGGCCCTCTTTTGCAACACGTTCAAAGGCTCGACGCGAAAGGGCTTGGCCTCGGTCTTCAATCTTACCTGAAGGGCGTGCATAGTTATGCGCTTCCTCCAGAACCAGAACCCACGGATATTGATTTCTTTTGTCGGGACGAAGCATTTCTCTGGATTCTAGTAAGAGCCGTCCAATGATTGCACAGGCAAAAGGCAGCACCTCGGAGGCCAGCATTGAAAAATCAATCACAGATACACGGGGGCCGCACCCACGGCTAACACCTAGCTTTTGCATCCATCCCTGAAAGCTACAGATTCCAAGTTGCTCATAGTTAAATAATGATTGCCAACGTCGATCATCAAGCCGAGAGCGCAGTCTCAGTTTTAACGTCGTTAGATATTGATCAATTTTCTTGCCGCTTTCCTGATCGGTTGTGCGGTCAACAAGCTGTGGATCGCGAAACTCTGCAGCGGTTACAAAGCGGGGTGAATCTGCCGATCTCGCAAAATTTATTCCTTCGTTTTGACGTTTGGAAATTTGTTCAAGGAGAGAGGATCGAAAACTTGTTAAGGAATCTCTTATCTCCCGGTCATTCGAGATTTTTTTCCACTGATCCGTTGTCGTCCAATTAATAGAGCCGCGAAATCCTCGCCAATCTAAACTTGTCGCATACTGTTCTGCATGGTTGATGAATACTTCGAACGCACCAATAGCGGGTTGTTTGGGGTCATCCATCCAAGACAGTGCGGAATCTATCTTTTCTATGGCAACTTGCAATGGATCATATATCCCCGAAGCACTGGTCGCTGATTTTGCAATTGCCCACCAGTCTTTGAGCACAGGCTCTTGCGTAGCCTCTGATGCTTGAAGCCAGTCACAGATTTCCTCACTGTTCATCAGCCATACCGGAAGACAAAATTCTTCGCCGTTCAGATATATCCGGTTAGGTTCGCGTACGTATGTTTTCTTGTCCGACGCGAGGAAAGCGTTCGCGTATTCGCCATTTATATCCAATATAAAAACATGGGGATCCACATTCAAATTTGCCTTAAAACATTCAAGCTCAACGATATTTCTGATAAGGCTTGCCACGGTAAAAGATTTGCCAGATCCCGTATTTCCAACAACAGCAAGTGGGCGAGAGAATAGGTCATTGAAGGATACTTTAACTTTTGTGTTTTCATCGCCAGTCTGGTGTCCAATTTCTAGTGCAAAGTCAAACGGCTCTTTGTTCCAACTTGGCGGTCGATTCCTTTGAGGCGGGCTTGCAAAAATTCCAGACAAAATATCAGGGTTGGCAACCTCTGCTGGTGTGTCCAGTGTTGGTAGAACGGTAATCCCGGTGTCAAATTTCCATTCGTTTTTACCTTCTCGTCTGACCGTGCCGAGAAGCTGAACCGAAGCGATGCGACGGGGTTTCATTAGCTCAAGCGAAAGCTCGTCATCTTGTAATGGATCAAAGCTTTCACGAGCCTCAAGATCACTGAGAGTTCCTATGGCATAAGATCCTGCTCCAAGATCAAAGGTAAGAAACGAGTTAATAGCGACCGCACGCTGAACCCCATCGGGGGTAGCCCGTGATGACGATTTTGCTTCCGGCGACAACTCAACCTTGAGTCGAAACCCGTTGACAGCAACCACATGGCCGATAATGCGCGGCTGTTCCATCAGACCACCCCGTTTGAGTCTTTAGATGGCGGATCATTTGCTTTGTAGAGTTGGTTTTCAAAGTTACGTAGCCGTTTGTAGTCATCGAGCCATTTGACATCGGGCATAATATTTTGCGCAAAATCGGTAAAGGTAGCCACCTTGTACGTGCATTTTGATCCCGGCTTAACCCGTTCTGTCAGCACAAACGCCCGTTGTCCCAAGGCCTGATAGCGGCGGATTCGCTCAACAATGGCACTTTCAGGATTTGGGTCCACCACCAACATAATCAGTGACGGGTTCATTAACGCTGTTTCGATTATGCGAGTGACATGAGCATCGCCAAAACCATATCCCATAACTAACAGAAATGTTTGTGGCTGATTGAGGCGAGCGTGAAGCAATCGAAACAAATGAGCATACGGCATATCCAGCGTTTGTGTAAATTTCTGCGATGTGGGCAAAATTCCAAAGGAATGAATCTTATTGAAACTTTCAGATTCAAGCTGTTTGGCTTTTTTCTCGGCTGTGTTCTTACGATATTCACCGATAAATCCGAGATCCTGATGGCGTGCACGAACGATGCCATTCCCGTCTATCTCCCAATGGATCGAACCGTGCAGCTTATAAAATTGAAGGAATTTATCAAAACGGCGGACGCGGCCTTCTGCAACATCGCCTGGATAGTAGATATCAAGACCATAGACTGCTGGGTCAAACCGTGCGTAGGTTTTACCAGAAAATCCGTCGAAATATTGAATGCCAAGCTCCTCCATCGCTTGTTCAAACAGAGTGTCATAATTCAGGGTAAAAAGGTGCGTTCGTCCAAGGTTGGCGTCACGTGCGGCTAACTTTGCCAGAAAAGGTATATGACCGGATGTCGTATCCCCATCGGGGGCGGAGATTTCGTCGTGATTAATTTCAAGCGCACACTCAGCAAAAATGGCTCGTTCAATACAGGTTTTAAGATTTTGCAGGGCGTCTACATCTGGAGTGACTTCGTTCGCAGTGTCATGATCGTCTTTTCCCTTCCACCTTACTGTGTGAATGGGGGAGTTTTCCGACGTAGGGAGTTCGAAAGCATTAAAGAGATAACTCAGCCAATCTTCAAAGCCTGATGGCCCCCTATCTTCCGGCCAAAGAGCCATGCGGTGACGAACAATGGCTTTGGCATCTTCATCAAGATTGCAGTTCTGAACCGCGTTCAGAACAAGGCATTCCAGATTTGTATCTGGTTTTCCTGCCATCAAACTGCCTCCGGCACTAACAGAAGTGCCTGCCGCTGTTAGCACAACCACATTCTCCATTCGGAGCCAGTCTGCAAGCAGTGCTTGTATACGTCGCAGGCCTTCCGCTTGCGACTTTCCATTTATGAGGTCTTCGCTCTCGCCAGCGGATTTTGGCGATAATAGCATGTAGTTGCTGGGGTCTGCGGTTTTCTCATCCTCAAATGCTGATGAATCATGGTCGCTCATTGTGCCCCCCCTTTATGACGATGATCGCTTCGAAATTTAGGCGCACTGCTTTGCGCATTTTCCATTTGGAAGTGGTGGCGAAGTTTCTCATGGTTGGTCTCTTGCGATAATTTTTCCAGCTTTGGAGTCATATAAAAAATCGACTATCGAGCCGTCTTTTATTTTCTCAATCGCCTCATTGATCACAAACAACGGCACTAAAAACCACTCGCGTGGAACGATAGGATTCCCAAATCTGTCTTTGATCTCAATGTCGAGGCGAGCAGGTTCGAAAAATCTATGGATCAGGTTTTCGAGTTTTGTGCGGTTGATATTTGAAAGCTCGTATGTGGCAATGACTTCGACGTCTGCCATAAGGAAGGTCGGATCAAGTTTGGCGTTCGCAATGCGCTTTTCTATATCTCCGCCTGTCACACCAATCTTGTGAATGACATCCCTATGTTCCTTGATAAGCGGATGGTCGGATTTGCTGCGCAGAACATAGATTGTTCCGCTCTCCATATCGCCTTCTTCTGTTGTGTCAGAAAATAACGGCCCTGCAGAGGGATCCGTAATCCGGCGTCCGGCATCGTCTTTATAGAGCGCGCGCTGTAACGAGCGCAGAAGTAGATTGCTTTCAGTCGCATTGTCGTAAACGACGCGCAAACGAGCATCAGGATCCCCTGTTGGAGTTTTGAATTCCTCCCCCATTTCGGCAACGTACACTTTTTGACCGCCCAATATGAAGAACTCGCCTCTCCGAATTTGGGCATCTTCCTTGAATTCGCGCGTTTTGCGAACCCCGTTTTTCAGATCATCCTGAACTTGCTCAAAAAGTGGTTTGAACTTATTGAAATCCAAACAAGGCGTTCGTTGTGCAATTTCCTCGGCTGCCTTAACTTCTGCGCGGGTTTTGACGTGTTTGAGCTTCGTAATGTCATCGTCAGCTGACTTTAAACCATCAAGTTCAGCGAGCAATTCGTCATCATCAATGTCATCCGTGGGGGCATCATCAATTGCTGGCGAGCCGGTTAACAAACCATGCTTATCAAGCCCAGAAAGAACGGCGCAGCATTCTTTCGAAGCACGGATTTTATCGAGCCGGACGGCATAAAGCCGTTCGAATATATCCTTATCTTCGCCATGCATCGGTGCGCGGCCATTTTGCTCAAAGAACCGCTCAATATCTTCAAATCCAGCAATGATGCGTTCCTCACGAGCCGTGTGCGCGCCGACTTCCTTCTTCGGAGCGCTAAACCCATCAAGTTCTGAGCGTAGTTCGTCTAAATCCAAATCAGTCATAACGTCCTTCATCCTTAAACCTTACAAAGGCTGCTGCGCCTTCAGCCATGCGCTTTTCCCAAGGGTCAGGCGCGTCAAGCGAGGGCAAGCGGCCGCGCTCTTTTTTAAACCTTACCGCACGAGCGGCCAGTTCCTTAGCTTCTTCTGGCGATAATTGCGTTTTCTTTGCTGCGATAACCTTTGCCACTTGCTTGAGGCTATCTTCGTTCATGGCCTTTGAGAGGATGGCATAAGCCTCGCCGAATGGATTGATCCTGTCGATCAGGTCGATTTCCAATTCACGGACATCCATTGCAAACTTGCGAACGCCGTCAATCAGCGCTGTGTTTCCGGCTTTTTGATTATCGTCCGAAGGGTTAAGCGCTTTCTTCGCTTGTTGCGTGATGTTGAGGGCAGCGATGGCATGTTGGCGAACGGCTTCCTGATCCTCAGCATCCAGTTCGGGATATTTGTCTTTGACGATTTTCCCCATGCGAACCTGTGTCAGCTCTTCAGATAGAGTCTCGCCACCGGCGTGTTCTCCATCGAACAGACCGCGTTCAAGTGCTGTTTTGTCCTGAACAAACGCCGCGATCACCTCGTTTAAATCTTCTTGGCAAATACGGGTGGCTTCTGGCGTCTTGGGTTCGGCAAGGCCTTTAATTTCAATTTGGAATTGGCCCGTTTGCTCGTTGTAGCCGATATTCTCTTTTGTGGGATCATATCCGCCTTCGCCATAATCAAACCCATCTATGGGCTTGCTGTCGGTGTTCTTCGGCGTGAAATTAAACTTCGGAGCGAGAACCTGTTCCATCAGAAGGCTGGCCGCGATGGCTTTCAGTGTATCGTTGATCGCATCCGTAACTTTTTCTTCAGACGCATCAGGTTCAGCAATCAGATTGGTGAAACGGGCGCGGGTTTTGCCTTTGGCATCGCGTGTCGCGCGGCCAATGATCTGGATGATTTCTGTTAAGCTGGAACGATAGCCAACCGTGAGGGCATGTTCGCACCAAATCCAGTCAAAGCCTTCTTTTGCCATGCCAAGCGCAATGATGATGTCTACGTGATCGCGATTGTCCTTCTGGGCAGGGTCTTTGAGGGCTGTAAGAACCTTTGAATGCCGGTCAGGGCCATCGTCGACCAAATCGGCTATCTTCAAAACGCGGCCGTCTGGGGATTTAACGAGATCAAACCCTGTGACAGGGTCTTTCCCCGCCCATTCGCCCAGAGTTTGCATAATGTCCTCAACTTCCTTTGTCTTTCCGAGCTTTGTGCTTTCGCGGGAGTTGACATTCGGGATGTGAACGATGGTTTTTAGGCTTGGGTCAAGAACTTCCGCGATCTCCTCGATATAAGAGCCGCTGTAGAAATAATAGCCAATGTCCAGCTGCTTAAGATACTGATAGCCGTTAAGCTGCTCATAATAGGTGTAGGTGACGGTTTCAAAGTGGGCTTCATCTTGCGGGGCAAGGACGGGCATGGCGTCGCCACGGAAATAGGAGCCCGTCATCGCCACGATATGAACTTTTTCGCGGCCAATAAGCTGGGTGACGATAGCACCAAGAATGCTGGTTTCGTCGGCACTAACATGATGAAACTCATCGACGGCAATCAGACACTCGTCAAAAGCCGCTATGCCGAAACGCTCAACCGAAAAACGGAAAGTCGCATGGGTGCAAACCAAAATGCGGTCGTTGCTATCAAGGAAAGCCTTAACTGAGCCGATCTTGCCGCCGTTATCATCCCCCGGCGCGTTGCATAGGTTCCATTGCGCCGCGACTTCCCAATCCGCCCAAAAACCATATTTGCTCAACGGCTCGTTGTTAAAGCTGGAGCCAATCGACTTTTCGGGCACGACAATGATGGCCTTCTTAAGCCCTTGGTTATGAAGTTTATCGAGCGCGATGAACATCAAAGCGCGGCTTTTGCCCGACGCAGGCGGAGACTTGATGAGCAAATATTGCTCGCCTCGTTTTTCATAGGCACGTTCCTGCATGACGCGCATACCCATTTCATTGGCTCTGGTCGAGCTGCCGTTGCAAGCGTAATTGACGGAGACGGAGGGGATGGATTTAGGGATCGTCATTTTCTTTCTCCTGCAACGCTAGCGAGCGCCGCCTTAAGTGTCTGGAAGCAGAGTTTTGCCGTATGCTCATCTGGCGTGAAGCCGGAGGCCATTTGCTCATACGGATGAATGTAATTGCGGAAATCCCGAAGGCCGTGACTGAATTTCTTGACATCCGGTTTGAGCAAACCAAGCTCACAAGCGACATCGATAAATTGGGAAAGGTTCCACTCAGGAAAGCGTTTGGGACTGCCGTCATTTGTTTTTGGACATGCCACAGCCCGATTAAACCGAGCAGGCTCTTTTTGGGCTGCGCCAAGCAAAACGGCTTCAAGCACACTTCCACAAAGAAATATAACGGAGAGATGTGCGCCAGCCCTTAATGCCTTTCGGGCTTCAGCGAGACGGCTTTCAATGATAGGCACAGCCTGCGCCTCAATCGGTAGTTTCTGGATGTTAGGAATCGTGAATTCGCTTTGCAAGAAATCGTCCGCACTCTGCGAGGGATTGGCCGACGCCGCCTTTCCAGAAAGCCGTGCAATAATATCTCTCGATTTTTTGAGAACCGATGCATCGGCTACCCGATTATTCAGATCACAATCTGCTTCGTAAGAATCGAGCATCTCTGCTAACACTTGCCCGACCAATGTATCGGTCTCTTGTTCCCAGAAAGCCCGCATCTTCTTGGCTTTGGATGTGCCATAGGTCTGATATTTTTTACCATGTATATCAATTTTGTAGCGTCTAAAGAATTCTCCATAAGTCGGGTCGGAATAATCCAAAACATAGCCGTCCTGCATGCGTAGAATCTTTTCAAGGTAACGTTTCTCAATGTCTGTGAGGCTGCTCATACGGCCTCCCTTGTCATTTTTGTGTAGAGTTCAAAAAGCTTTTCCAGTCGTTCGGTATCGTTCTTGAAACGGCGACCGATGTAGATGCGCTCCAACACTTCGTCATTACGTTTATGCGCGTGGCGTAGGTTTTCTGGCATGTTATCAGGGGCGTAAAGGTCGGCGATGGAGGCAGGAAAATGCGCTTCCTGTGCCAAAAGAATGTCCTCTGCGCAACGGGCCAGATCGCCTTTGTTTTTTTCAGTAAGCGGCGGAACGGGAAATGTGTTCCAGCCGAGGGTATTTGAGTACCGGAAATCGGTTTTCAGTTTCCCACACACTGTGGCGATCCAGACAAGATGCAATTTTGATGCTATTAGCGATATATTCCAGAGAGGGGCGTCATAGAGAGCAAAAGCAAGATTTGAAACAGCAGAGCAATTATCAAGCAAACCAACTTGTAAATACTCCCTCCCTTCAGAGGAAACGCCGGGCAAAATAATCGCGTGATTTGTCGCACATTTCATTTCCCGGAACTGATGGGGACGCTTCGCCATTTCTTTTGTCCCAGCGTCCTTGCTGGCAAGACGCATTGCACAAACGCCTTTGATGCGTGACTGAATGCTTTGAACATTCATTGCTTCCTTAAGTTGATCATCTTCAATCCAAAGACAGTACCGTACCACACCACGAATAAACTCTGCCGAACCATAAATGCGGCGAAGGAAGCATTTCTTTTCTTGTTCCGTAAGGCTAAGTGTTGACGCCTCTGCCGCCGACAGAAGTAGGTTCCCGCCGTCAATAGGCATGTTTCCAAAGGACATTTCAGGCAAATGCGATATGCTTTCGCGCTGGCTTTCGATAACTACGTTCTCGCCAATAGTGAGATATGGAGTGATATTGTCCGCCTCCCTTACGGTTGTTTTGAGCTGCCCCCCAAAATTTAGACCAGTGATATAAGGTCCCTAAACGAGTACGGAAAGGGAACGGATATGACTGGGATGCGGAATAAACACACG